CTTATATCTATCCAGCACCTGGTGTTGCCAACGCACAGGTCATACTGACCTTGACGGACTCCGCGGCAGTACTAGCAGGCAACCTCGTTGTGCCTGCACTACAAGACATTACTGTGAACAACAGCAATGACATCTTTACTTGGACTCAACTTGACAGCGGTTCCAAGCAAAATGTGGCAACCACTGCAACCAACAGCCTGGACATGAACATTGTTCTTGACCAGACCACATTCTTTGGTGCAAATGCTGCCGCTGGCACTTCAGTGGCCAATGTGGGTATCATTGGTCTCAGTCAGGCCAAGACCCGAGTTGGCTTCGCACTGTACCTGGGCGACACATCCGCAGGCACAGCAGGCAAGACCATGAGCGGCAACGCTTATGTCACTGGCTTGGCACCAACTGTGTCAGCTGACTCACCAGTGTGGGTATCACCTATCACACTCACTGTTGACGGTGGCTACACCATCGCCTAAAGCCGCAAGGTATCTACAAAATAGGGGCTATCCGGCTCCTATTTTTTTGGCCAACTAAATACTTGCTCAAGAGGATTCACAGATGTCAGTAATAGACTCAAAGACCACAGGTGAACTGCTACGCAGTTTATTGGCAGAGAATGCCAAAGCCACAAATGAAATTCGTTGTGCTCAAGGCGATCTTGCCAAGGCACAAAACAGACTGGCCTTCACGGTAGCTGTACTAAATGAACTGATTCACAGACAGGAGATCAAATGAAATTATCACAATTGGCTGCCAAGCCCCAACTAATCAAAATCACATTGGACGACGAGAGTATCGTTGCTCAGTATGGAGAACCCATTGAGTTTTACACCTGGGATCGACAACCACTAGAAGTGTTCATGCGACTGGCCAATCAGAGTCAGACAGATGGTTCAAGTATCATTGACATTATCAAAACACTTATTCTCAACGAAGATGGCTCACAAGTGATCGCTGGAGATAGTATGTTACCAACTGATGTGTTGATGAGTGCAATTACCAAACTCACATCAACGCTGGGAAAGTAATTGGCGAGGAACCTGACTGGGAAGCTGTTGATACCAAAATGACAATAACTCTAGACAACCTCGCCACAAGATATCATTGTCTTCCCAGTCAGGCACTGGCACAGGCCACTACCTTTGATCTGCATGTTTTGGATGTGGCCACTCGTTGGTCAAACTATCAACATGAGTTGGCCACAACAGGTACAAAGCCAGTGCCCAAACTCTCTGAACAGCAAATGATACAAATGCTTGAAAGTGTTAAAGGAAAACCCTTATGATCAAGGTCAGTGTTAGAGTCACTCAAAATCAAATCAACCCTGCCATCCAGCGACAGGTTGCCGCCTTGGCAGCATTGCCTGGGGCAGGTGTTCGAGAGTTTCAGGCTCTAACTCCAATTGACACTGGCAACGCTCGCAAACGCACTAGACTTCAGAGCAAAGAGATTGTGGCTGATTACCCTTACGCACAACGCCTGGATGACAATTGGTCTAAACAAACCAATGGTCAAGGTATTGTGGCACCATTTGTCAAGTGGTGGACAGCACAACTTAGACGCATAGCAAGGATCAAATAACATGGCCGCCGCAACCACCACACTCAAAGTCAATGTAGACACCCAAGATGCCACACGCAGTCTTGCTGCCTTAAACAGCAAGTTCAATGACTTAAAGACTGCCATACTTGGTGCTGGATTCGTCACTGCCATAACACAGGCCAACAACTATGCCAATGCCATCAAAGATGTCAGCGTGGCCAGTGACATCAGCATTGCCAGTGTGGTTGCTCTTGGCAAAGCCTTTGCCTACAATGGCGGCACAGCAGAAGGTGCTCAGAATGCAGTATTAAAATTCTCACAGAGTCTTGGTGATGCCATCAATGGCAGTGATTCAGCACAAAAGAGCTTTGCGGCCGCAGGTATCACTCTTGATGATATCTTCAACAAATCACAACAAGACAATCTAAATCAATATCTAATCAATCTTGGCCGCATGGAAAACAGTGCCCTACGCACTAGAAATCAAATTGATATACTAGGTCGCAGTGCCAAGGGTGTGGACTTTGGTGGTGGTGTTCAAGGCACCCTGGCTGCTTCACCTGTTTCAGCCGCTGACATAGCTGCCATCAACTCAGGTGCCGCTGCCAGTGAGAACATGAAGCGACAGTTTGATCAATTGATACAAGCCTTGTTGAATGTGACCAAGCCATTGAATGATATTGTGGCCAGCATCAACATCACAGCAAAAGCATTTCAAAGCCTAATCAATCTGTTGGTATTTGCTGGATCAGCATTCTTGATATTTGGTAAAATACTTCCTGCTGTGGTCAGCGGACAGAATGCACTTATTAACGCCTTAAGCAAGGGCGGCGGTGCTCTAAATCTACTTAAAGATGCCTTTATGGGAGTGATAGCAGGACCCAAAGCGTTTGTGTTGAACATATTAAGAGCAGTTGGAGCAATGGAAAGCGGTCTGACTGTGGCAGGAAGCCTGGTGGCTGCGTTTGGTGGACTGTTGAAAGGTCTGCTGAGATTTGCAGGCATAGCAGGCATCTTTATTGCCATAGCACAAGGCATTGATTTTGTAGCACAGGCAGTGTTCAAATTGAATTCACCAATTGATGCTGTGGTCAAGAAGTTTAAGGAATTTTTTGACATTGGTCAAGACAAGTCTTCAGTGGCTGATGATGGCACCACGGACATGATCAACAATGAGATCAAGGCCAGAGAAGCGGCAATTGCGGCTGCCAAGGAATATCAAGAACGAGTAGCCAAACTTAATGCTGAAATTAGAAAAACTGGTGATAATTTACAATATCAATACAAGCAGAACTTAAAAAATTACGAAATTGAAAAGTTCCTAGTAGGAAAAAGTGAAGAACAAGTAGAATTATTCCGAGCCATGGATGACGCGGCCAAACAAGCTGATGACACAATCAGAGACTTGAATAATCGCCGAAAAGAAATGAGTCAAGGCACAGAAGAACAACGAGCCAATGTAGGTTTAATTGACGCTGAGATTGCAAGAGTTAGAGAATTAGCCACAGCATATGTAGAAAAATTACCAGAGATTATAGGTCAGATCCAAGGTTTAAGAGCAGTTGAACAAGCTAGACTTGCTGATATTGAAAACCTAACTCGTGCCATTGACCAACAAACACAAAGAACACAAGCTCTAGGTCAAGCACAACTCAGCATTCTAGACAAGAGCAAGGATGTTGACTTTGCACGAATCATATCTGGCTTGACTCCTGTGCAGGCCAAGATTGCACAGATACAAGAAGATGCCAGAAAGGCAGCACTGGAAGCAGGTCGTGCTTATGCAGGTGCATTTGAAGATGGCGGTGATGGCCTAACACCTGAACGAGCCAATGAACTCACTCGCGGTCTTGAAGCCATTGCTCAAGGATACAAAGACATTGCTGATCAACAGATTGCCAATCTACAACAGTCAAGAACCTTTGCTGATGGTTGGCGTACAGCATTTGAAGAATATGCTGATGCTGCCTACAATGCCAGTGAGATTGCTAGATCACAATTTACCACAGCCACCAAGGGCATGGAAGATGCCATAGTAAATTTTGCCAAGACTGGTAAATTTGAGTTTAGAGGTTTCTTGAGCAGCATAGTGGAAGAACTGTTGAGATCCAACATTCGTCAATTGCTCACTCAAGTATTTGGTGGTATCGGATCTGGTGGAGGCAGTGGCAACATCCTAAGCACTTTGTTCACAGCAGGCAAGAGCCTGTTGGGATTTGCCAATGGTGGCATGATACCCAACAATGGTCCTGTGATAGTGGGCGAACGCGGTCCAGAGATACTCACAGGTGCTGGCGGACGCAATGTCATTCCTAATGATGCACTAGGTGGATCAACAAACATTACCTACAACATCAACGCAGTAGACGCAAGCAGTTTCCGCAGCCTAGTGGCCAGCGATCCTGAATTTATATTTGCAGTAACAGAACAAGGGCGTCGTAGATTGCCCGCAACAAGGAGACAATAATGGCCACAGCCAATGAAGCTTTTCAATGGATAGTAGACTCAGCCACTGGGCTGAGCATTGATGGTCGTGGTGTGGTGGCACAAACTAGCACACGAGAGAATGTGATTCGCACAGTGAGTCGCGGAGGCCGTGTGTGGAAATTTACCATCACACCCTCACCTGGTAAGACCTATGCTGAATCAAGACCTTACCTGGCCAAGCTAGATCAAATGGATCGTATCACAATAGCACAGATCAATTTCAATCACACAGGTTTTGAAGTGATCAATCAGTACCTGGGTTCAGGTGGTGGCCCATTTACAATTGCAGGCATTTCGGGCACAACTTGCACTGTCACAGCAGCGGCTGGACTTGGTGGCAGCTATGTGGCTCGTGCAGGTGATTGGTTGCAGATTGGTGCCGCAGGATCAGTGTATCAAGTGGTACAAGATCCTGCCACAGGCAATGGTGCCACTGTGACACTGAATCGCCCAATAGACGAAGCTGTGGGTTCATACACAGGTTTGTTTGGACCCAATGTCAATTGGAATGTGATCTGCGTAGAACGACCTACCTGGAGTCTGGTGCCTGCTGGCAACAACATGTTGGTGAACTGGTCTGGTGACTTTGTGTTCTATGAGGATCGCACATGAGCATTGATCTAAGTGGTTATTCAGCAGTTGGTGTTTGTCAATGTGTCAAACTAGACATACCTGACTATGGCATCCTAAGGCTCAGCACATATCACAAGCCCATTAGCATTGAAGAAGAAGATGGCATTGACTATGAATATTCTGCGGCTGGCATACTCATGAGCATCAGTGAAGGCATCAGTGAACTCAGAGCCAGTTCAGTAGAAACATCAGTGGGCCTGAGTGGCATACCTATCGAGTATGCACAAGGCGTACAAGAAGTGAAATTGCGTGGATCAAGAATTGACATCAGACGAGTGTTTACCAATCCCACAACAGATGCTGTTTTAGATATTGCAGGTAATCCTGTGTTTATGTTTAGAGGCATTGTGACCAACTATGGATTCAGTGAGATCTACAATGAATTTTCATTAGACTCTAGCTTGATAATTAATCTTGCATGCTCAAGTCTTGTGGACATGTTGATCAGCAAGATCACAGGGCGTAGAACCAATGATGACAGCATGACAGACCTATACCCAGGTGATACCAGTTTCAATCGTGTGAGTAGCCTGATTGGCAAACCTTTTGACTTTGGTGCTCCCATCAAGAGTGGACAGATTCAAAGCACACAAACCTCATCAGGTACAGTGGTCACTCCCGCAAGCACAGACATAGACAATTCTGGTGGTGGCGGAGGTGGCGGATAATGATCACAAGATTTGCCACTGCGGCAGACATACCTGCTGTGTGTGAACTTCTCAAAGAGTTTGCAAACCAAGCCAGGGTAGGCTTTAGAGTCTGGTCTGCAGAACATGACACACCAAGAATACACAAGGTGGTCACAAATTGGCAACTGAATCATTATGTGCGTGTGGCTGTACACAACAACCAGGTAGTGGGCACACTAATTGCTGAACTGGGTGCAGACTTTTGGGATCCTGAACGCAAGTTGTTGCAAGAACGAGCTTGGTTTGTGAGCAAGCCGCATCGTGGCACCCGTGCTGGTGCAAAGTTATGGCAGGCCTGGGATCAAGACTGCGATCAATATCTTGAGTCTGGTCGTGTGCAGGCTGTTCTCTTGAGCACACAAGGTCCAGATACCAATTTTGATCCCGGCCGTAGAGGCTGGCGTCTGATAGAACAAACCTGGATGAAGGAACAATAATGGCATTTATAACAGCACTGGCCACCGCTGCCGCAGGATTCATTGGAGTAACCAGCACCATTGGTGTGTTGTTGGTCCGCACTGCTGTCACAGCCCTGGTATCATATGCGTTGAATCGCAGTATATCAAAATCACAAACACGCACTGGTCTTGACACAGGCTCACGCCAGATGTTATCACCTGCTACCAATCACAAAGTTCCTGTGTTGTACGGATCTGCATTCCTGGCAGGAGCCATCACAGATGCTGTGTTGCTGAACAATGGCACCAACTACAATGTGATGTGGATCTGCTTGACCATTAGTGAACGCACTGGCAAGTTGTTTTCAACCAGTGCTGACAGTGCTTACACATTCAACAAGTGTTTTAGAAACACAGATCAAATCACATTCAAATCTGATGGTATCACAGTGAACAACACCACGGATTCTGATGGCAACACAGATGATTCCATGAGTGGCTTGATCAAGATCTACATGTATGCAGGATCAGGTGCCAGCACTGATCAAATTGCTCCTGTTGCCAGCAGTTGTGTGGGCAACACAGCACCCACACTCACAGCAGTGAATGCCTGGGACGCAGGAATGTTCCCTAACTGGGTTGCCCCGTCTGGCACAGTGCCCAATGACCGCATGAGTGACCTTGTGTTTGCTCTTGTGCGTGTGGAATACAACAGAGACAAAAATGTCACTGCCATTGGTGATTACCAGTTCAATCTCTCCAACTCCATGACCCTGGGTGGTGATGTGATATTTGACTACATGTCAAACACCAGGTATGGTGCAGGTGTGAGACTGCCAGAAATAGACATGAGCACTGCGGAAACCACTGCGGAAATTATCACCAGACTGGATCTGGAAAACTATGATTGGGTTATACTAGAATGAATACCATCAATGACTTAAACAGCCCAGGCAATGTGAGTTACAACCAGCAAAGCAGTTATGCCATTGTGTATGGCAACAGTGCTGGCAATGTTAGTGTGAACACAGACAAGTATTACTTTCACACAGTGCAAAAACAAGTTCCACTCACTAGCATTACCAATGCTGTGCGTGATGTGCTGGTTGACTGGAGTTTCACCAACACACCAGTGGCCAATGTGGTTTATACAGGTCCATTAAGCAACATTGGTGTGCAACAGGTTGCTCCACAGACCTGGAGAATGTACGGCGTAAGAACAGTGAGTCTCTACAACGAAGCATTTGCCAACACAGTGGTCTGGGACAATGGCACTGCCAACACATATACCTACAGCACTCTGATACAGGATCAACTGGGCAACAATCGTTCATTCAGCACAGCAGTGAATGTTCGTGCCGCACCAACCCTAGCAGTGAGTGGTCCAGTGATCTACAATGAAGACACCACAGCTAATATCACTGTGCCAAGCGTGAGTGGCAATGCCAATACCACTGCCATCTACACACTCACAACCACCATACCCAACTTATACAGTGGTAATGTTGCCAACACCACCACATCTGGCACCCAGGTCAAACTGGTGGGTAACATTGTGAGTCTAAACGCACAAATCTCCACAGGTAATCTCAAGTTCAATCCTGCCATGGACTTTACCAGCAATGTGGCCAATCAATTTGGTTTTGCACTCAGCACCGGCGGCACACAATTGGGCACAGCCAATGCTAACCTACAAATTGGCAATACTCACAATGAATACAGCTTGACCACCAGCTACACCTACAGCACCAATGGTGAGATACTCATGGTGTTTGACATTCTTGACCTGGATCCCAATGTACAAAACTTCACAGTGTCATTTACTCAAAATACTGGCAACGCAGGTATGTTTGTGGTTGACGATATAAGTCAAGGACTAGGCAACCCATACACCATCACAAGCTCTCGGAATGATATCAACTCAAAGTCAGTTTACTTTGTGCCTTACCCTAGTACTTCTAACAATGTAGGTATTTTATACAATCAAAGCAAACTCACCACTGCTGGCAATGTTGTAGTGCAGGCCAGCAATGTACAGATCACAGCCACTTGTCCAAGTCCAACACTTGGATATGTATATAATAATCAGCAGGGAAGTGGTCAGAATCAAAGAGCACCAGTAAGTTTTGTTATTGCTGAAACAGATGCCAGAGCAAGCAGCTACACTGTGGTAGTAGGGCAGACATCTCCAGATCCCAACTTGTCACCAGGTTATTTTCAGTCTTACAGTCGATCAAGCACTTTTCCGGGCAATGTTGGCTGGTCTAGTCAGGTAAGTCAACTGTCAAATGTGACTGCTCAGATTGTAGACACTCGAGCACATATCAATGATGTGTGGGGCAATGTATCCTATAAAAATCCAGGTGATGGCAATGTGGCAGGCTCTGGATTGAACTACTGGCCACCTAGTGATCAAACTGCCAATGTCACACTCACAATCAGTATGGTAAAAAAC